CTATCATGTTAGCACTTCAAGATCTTAGCTCTAAGATTTCGAGAACTGATTGCAACCTCTTGTTCTTCGATGAGGTTTGTGATAATATCGACAATCCTGGTATCTTGGCTGTTAATAATCTTCTTCGCACTTTAGAATCCCAGAATCCTGAGAAGAAGGTTTTAGTGATTACACATAATAATTATTTACAGGAACTTCTGGGAGACACGAATGCGATTACAGTTAGAAAACACAAAGGTATAAGTAAGGTCAATCATGGCAATTAAGCAATTGGATAGTTTGGGACAAGATATTTTTATGCAGCGTTACGCTTACCCTGGCGAAACGAAATACTCTGAGAGATGTAAGGTGATGGCGAAGCACATTGCCGCTGTCGAAAGTGAAGAAGAGATTGAAAAGTACGAGAAGAAGTTTTACGATGCTCTGAGCACAGGCGATCTCGTTCCTGGCGGTCGAATTATTTATGGTGCCGGTCGTAGTCAACAAAATCTTCTCAATTGCTATGCTATTGAGCCTGAAGATAGTGTTGAATCCATTGGTAAAACCATTCAAGATATGTATCGCATCTCTTGTGGGGGAGGCGGCATTGGCTTCAACTTTTCTAAAATTCGTCCGAAGGGCGATGACATTGGTAATGTAAAGAACTCTGCTCCTGGCTCGGTGTCAGTGATGCAAATGATTAATGAGGTAGGGAATCATGTTAAAGCAGGTAAAAACAGAAGGACCGCACTTATGGCGGAACTTAATGTGGATCACCCTGATCTACTGGACTTTTTGCACATTAAGCTGGACCTTTCTCAGCTAACGAACTTCAACATCTCGGTTGCAATCACCGATAAGTTTATTGAAGCGTGTGAGAACAATGACAATTGGCAGTTTAAGTTTGGTAACAGAGACTACAAGGTCTACTCGGCAAACAGAATTTCAAGCGACGGACACAGTGAAGTAATCAACATTGTTGGATTGTCTGAGGAAGATGCTCTAGGCCGTGCAAAGCAGCATCATCTTCGTGGTTGGGACGATCAATTTGAGGACGTTCAGGAAGTTCAGTTCAAGGCTATTGATTTGTGGAATCGCTTGTGGGAGAATGCGGTCAAGTCTGGTGAGCCGGGTATCTTCAACCTATCGCTGACGAACCGATACACCAACATGTCTTACTTTCTTCGAATGAATGCCACCAACCCTTGTGGTGAGATTCCGTTGGACTCGTATGCTAACTGCTGCTTGGGCCACGTCAACCTTTCCAACATGGTAAACGAGGACGGTAGCGACTTGGACTGGAACCGACTTGCTAGAACTATTCGCACTGGCATTCGATTCCTTGATAACACGTTGACCGCAAATCACTATCCCATTGAGGAATGCAAGATTGCGGGTGATCGTTCGCGTCGTATCGGGTTGGGCACAATGGGTCTGCACCACATGCTTATCAAGCTTGGCATTAAGTATGGCACAGACAAGTGCATTGAGTTTATTGATCGACTCTACACTACGATTCGTAACGAGTCTTACCTCGCTTCAGTTTACATTGCTCGTGAGCGTGGTTCTTTCCCTGAGTTCAATGCTCGCAAGTACCTTAACGAAGAGTTCGCTAAGACTCTCCCTGCACGCATTCGAATGCTCATTAAGGAGCATGGTATTCGAAACGCTGTAATGCTTACGGCTGCTCCTACGGGCACGATTTCAATGGTACATGGTGCCTCGACGGGTATTGAGCCGATCTTTGCTCCAATGTATAATCGTCGTTATCGTGAAGGTAATACTTGGAAGTCCACTCTGGTTCTTGATCCTTTGTTCAAGGAGGAGTTGATGAAGGGTAGTAATGGTCGTCACATTGTAGGTGCTTACGATATCACTGCTGAACAGCACATGGCAGTTCAAGCTTGTATCCAAAAGTATGTTGATAACGCGATTAGTAAGACCATTAACTTACCTAACGATGCGAGTCATGAAGTGGTGTCCAAGATGGCTCTCAAGTATGCTCCATACCTTAAGGGTATGACAGTGTACCGAGCGGGTTCAAAGGGTATGGAGCCTCTAGAAGCTCTGTCTCCGACCGATGAGAACATCGCCAAGGCTAAGGAGCTTATTGCTGCTGAACAAGCTGAGACTGAAATGGCGGTTGAAGCCTGTAAGATTGGTGGGGAGTGCGGAGCCTGATGCCCTACTACAACTATTACTGCAAGGAATGTGATAAGGAAGAACTGCGTCACATTCCTTTGGTAAACGGTATATTTACTGAGCAAGTTTTAGTTAGCAGTCTCAATCAGGAGGAGATTGATGCTCTTCCTGATTGGGATGATCCTAGAGATTATGAAGTTTACAAGGAAGTTAAGTATGGTGAAATGCCACCTGATGTGGTAAAATGCTATTGTGGTGGTGAGGGCGACCGTATAGTAGGAGACGCTCCAACCATCAAGCACGGTAAAAACTCTTATCATGCTCTAAAGGAAAGACAAAGATACAATCGCTACGGTATGGATAAAAAGCAAGCAGAGAAATTCTATACTGAATCCATTGAAGCCACAAAGAAAAGAGTTAAATCAGGAGATCAGCACTACAAAAAGGTTGTTCCCAACTTCAAGGTTCTTGAAAAAGAAGGAGTTGTTAAGCGGAGAACCAAAGGTGATGCACAGCAGCAGGCTCAAAACCTAAAAGACATGAACCGTTCTCTGACCAAGGACGGAACTCTTGGAAAACAAAATTTTAAAAAGTAACCCACCAACCTATCATACTGCATGCCCTACCATATTAGCGACAACACCAAGCGGGGTTGTCTGTATCTACTCAAGAAGGACATCGAGTTCTTTTCTGAGATCGTGCCACTTCTGAAGTCGGATTACTTCGACTTCCCCGCTTATAAGAATGTCTTTCTAGGTGTAAGAAACTATTACGATAAGTATCGTAAGCTGCCCTCAGATTCAGTTCTGCCAGACTACATCAATGCTAGTGTTTCGGGCGCGGCTGATGCAGGCATTGATTACGAGAATACCATTGCAGAGATTAACACTATTGACAAGTCGTGTCTTGGCGACCGCGAGTTCTTGCTCGATACCGTGGAGGAGTTTGCTCGTCAGAAAGCAATGGACGGCGCTGTTCGTAAGGCGATGGTCATCCTCAACGAAGAGGGTGATATCGCTGAAGTTGAAGAGCTTGTAAAAAATGCGTTACTCGTAAACCGTAACGTAGACGTTGGTCAGGACTACTTTGAAGAGGTTAACGCTCGCCTATACAGATCTTACCAGGATAATAACGAGCGAAAAATTTCTACGGTATTCAACACCCATGATAGGCATCTTGAAGGTGGCTTGGCAGCTAAGGAGCTTGCAATTGTTGTAGCGCCTCCAGGTGTTGGCAAGTCATTGTATCTTGTCAATCAGGGCGCTCATGCCATCTACGAAGGTAAGAACGTTTTGTATCTCTCGTTGGAGATGAGCCAAGATAAGATCGCAGGACGATTCGACTCTGTGCTCACAGAGATTCGCAACGCTGATCTTAAGAAGCCTCACGCTCAGTTGAAGCTTAAGGACCGTCTTAAGGAAGTTCAGACCAAAACCAATGGCAGGCTGATCATCAAGGAGTTCCCAACAGGTGCTTCTAATGTGAATCAGTTACGAGCCCTGCTTGTGCAGTTACGACTTCACAAAGACTTTGTACCAGACCTGATCATTGTAGATTACCTGGAACTTCTTCGTCCAAACCGTATTATTGACTCTGAGTATCAGGCTCAACAGCGGATCGCAGAGGAGCTTCGAGGTCTTGCGGTGGAGCATAATTGCTTGGTTTGGACAGCTTCTCAGACCAATCGTCAGGCTCGTCGTGTCAACATTATCACAGATGCAGAACTTGGCGATTCGTATGGAAAAATTCGTCCAGCAGACTGGGTTATCTCTTTAAATCAGACGCAAGAAGAGTATGATGAGGGTCAAATGCGAGTCTTTGTTATTAAGGCTCGCGACTCGAAGCAGCACTATCTAATTAATATTGGGATCGACTACACGACCCTTCAGATGAGAGAGCCATCACATGAAGAACAGCACGCCGAGTGACTTCCCATTCATTAAAGAGAAGAAACACATCTACAATAAATTTGTGGATAAGGAGATAGGCACTGTAGAATTAGGGTGGGCCACCTTTACTTTTGAATTGCACTCAGATCTTCATCAAGACGATCAAAAAGTTGATGGGCTCTGTTGTTGGGATGAGCGTGCAATAAAATTAGAAATGAGTCTTTCGGATTTTGATGCTAGAGAGACTATAATTCATGAAATCTATCACTGTATGCTAGAAAGTGTAGGATTAGATGAGAAAAACTTTGACCAGCAGAGGATGTTTATGTCTAATGAGCAACTTGTGGTAGCACTCACAAAGCAAACGATGTTAATTCAGAATTTAAACCCCAAACTATTTGCAACAATCTATGCTTGATCCCGAAAACATTACGCAAGAGGCCTACGAGACCGCCATCAAAAACGTAGGGCAAGTGGCTCGCGATCCTCATGAGGTGGCTAACCAACTTCGTGAAATTTCAGCCCTTTACGGCTATTATTATGGTATCATGATCAAGGTTAAGAGACTCTTGGACAACGCTGAAGATGCTTTGGAGAACTACAAGGCATCTGCGCGAACCTCAAAGAGGAGCGAAGGCGTCAAGCTGACTGCTGTCGCTGCTGAAGATTATGTTCAGTCGCTTGAATTGACTGGAGAATTAAACAATGAAGTTCGTCGTCTCAAGGAAAGCTATGGATATACTAAGGGTATCTGTAGTACCTTGGAGATGAAGAAAGATATGCTTGTCCAGCTTTCCGCTAACAGTCGGCAGGAATCCAAGCTTTACCAATAACTTGTTAGCACTCAATTGCAAACCAATAGCCTAAAGGAGAAATAGAATGGCAAAAACACTAGCAGAACTTCGTGAGATGCATAAGAAGATTATGAACGAGGACAAGCCTCAGGCCACTGGCGGTCAGGGCATGTCGAACTGGGCTACGTTCCAGGACGGCGACAACTTCGTAAGATTCCTTCCTGGTAAGGATGACCCGCTGGAATTCTTTGTGGAGGGCGCTGTTCACAAGTATCAAAACAGCGAGGGTCAGTGGCGGAACTTCAAGTGCCGTAAGACTCAGGGTGAAAAGTGTCCTGTGTGTGATTACTACTTTGATCTGTGGCGTCGTCACAAGGAATTGAATCTAGGCAAGGATTCGACTGGCAAGAACGTTAAGTCTAAGTTTGGTGATCTGGCCACGCAGCTTAAGGCCAAGCCTCGATTCTACTCTATCGGTGTGGTGCGTTCTCTTGAAGAGGCCGGTGAAGATCCAGTTAAGTATATCGCCATGAGCAAGCAGTTGTTCGATCGCGTGATGTCAGCTATGATCAACGAGGACTTCCAAGATGAGGATGATCCTGATAACAGCACGATCATTGACTTGGAGCGTGGTAACGACTTCAACATTCGTATTACTAAGCAGGGTCAATGGCCTAGCTTTATCGAGTCTAATGCTAAGTACAAGAAGACTCGCGCTGGAAATCCTGCTCAGGTTGCTGAGTGGATGGATAATGAGTTGAACCTTCAATCTCTCGTTGAGATTGGTAGCTATGAGGAGGGCAAGGAACTTGTAATGAACCTTGAAGCCTCTCTCAACCCCGTTAAGACCGAGACCACCTCGGAAGCTCCACCCTGGAGTGATGATAAGGGAGATTTGCAAGTATGATGAGTAAGAATTTTTGGTTGACAGGCTTTTTCGTTACAGTATTTGGCCTTCTTTGTACTGGTTGCGCGTTAGCGGAGAGTCTTTTCGCTGACAAGGTAGTTACAACCATTGGCAATGTGACTCCTGCGGGTCGTGCTGAAGCAGTTCCGGCTGACCTTGGCATGCTTCCTCCAGAGGTTGCAGGTAAAATGGCAGCTACAGGAGAGACAGTCGTCTTGGTGGATAAGCAATTTGTGCTTGATCCAATGGCAGATGTTGTTGATGTTATGGATCCAGGTGCAGAGGCTCTAGATTCGGCTATCAGCATGGCCCTTGGAGGCCTGAACACAGTCTTCCCCGGTGTTGCTGCTCTAGAGGGTCTTGGGCTTCTCTTCTCTAAGCGTAAGCGTAAGCACTACGGTGCTGCTGTAAAGGCTGCTGTTCCTGGTAATGGAAAGATGGAGCTAAAGGATGCCGTGATGTCTATCGGCAAGGCGATTGGCGCTGCCCACAGTTCTGATGGATCTAAAAAGGTCTTTGAGGACGAAGTTAAGAAACCTACGGCTTCGGCGTAAAAAACATGAGTGATTCTCAACAAAAAGAAATCCAACGAGCACGCATGTTGGTGCTCGTTGGTGCGGGTCTCTCCTTCTTATTCTCTGTGAGCCTGTGGTTCTATGGGATGAGGGATGAGGGATTGTTCGTTGGTTTGTGGGTTCCCTCTATCTTGGGACTTGGAAACTTGGTATTGTGCCGCGATGGTTGATTACGTTATTTTCATTTTTGGACTGTGCGTGACAGTCATCGTGGGTTCTGGATTGGCTACGCTTATTATTTCAAACAACCGTAAGCCATAAAAAAACTAATACGAAGATTCATATGTTTCTACCTCAGGTTTATAACCTGAGGTAGTTTTTTTTATACCCATGATACTATTATATTCTCATGCGTAAATTGAAGATTCTTGTTGTCTATGCAAACCACGGAGGGTGCAGCTACTACAGACAGCTTTCTCCGATGAAGATGATGGGAGAAGAGTTTCCTGATAGAGTTGAAATTAGATACTCAGATAACCCACTAGAGGTGGACCCTGAAAAGAATTATGCACCTCCCGAAGACAAGCTAACAGACATGAATTGGGCTGACATTGTCTTCGTAGCAAACATACTTAAGTATGGAGGTCCCTACACGGCTCGCGTTGTAGGTGTAGCCAAGAAGTTGGGTAAGTTCGTGCATTTTGATACTGATGATCTCCTGACTGGTTTGTACGAGGAGCACCACTTATATGAAACTTATAAGAACAACAAGCTGGATGAGATAACTAAATTTTGCTATTTCAATGCAGACCTAGTTACCGTTACACAGGTCAAATTCGCGGAAAGAATTAAGCCATACATAGGTAAATGCATGGCCGTAATTAAGAATGTCTTAGACTACTCGCTTGATGCTTGGAATTATCCAAAGTCTAAGGCTAAATACACTCGTATCGGTTACGCGGCTGGAATCCATCACCGTGGCGATGTGCAGGTGTTTAATGCTATTCCTCACCTTGTTAATCAAAAAGTAGGGCGAGAAAACGTGCAATGGAACTTCTACGGACACCCACCACCAGATCCTAAAAAGAAAGGAACATGGGAAGAGAAGGTGTGGCCTGAATATATGTCGCAACTTCTTAAGGGGTTTAAAGGGCAAAAGAACTATAACGTTCACTATGCGTTACCTCCTGATGCTTATGGTCGCTACTATGCTGATATGGATGTCGCCATAGCTCCATTAAGAATGAATGAATTTAATGACTCCAAATCCGATATTAAGGTTGCTGAGTGCTCTCGTTATAAAATTCCTCTAGTCGCCAGTAACGTGGGTTGCTATTCAGAAACTATTATTAATGGAGAAACTGGATATCTCATAGAGCCTGATGCTCCTAGAAGCGAGTGGGTTAAGATTCTTACTAAGCTTTGCAAGGATAAAAAGCATAGAATTGAACTCGGTAAAAATCTTCATGAAAATACTAAAGACTTATTTGATGGTCGCAAACAAAGCGCAGCACGTCTTGAGCTTTATGCAACCGCCATGCAAAACACAGGATACAAATTAGATGATTAAAATTATTACTACATGGGGAGGTCCCGGTGGTTCGACCGTGGCTTTAAACAATCTGGTTAATCTATTTAACGAACGTGGAGATGAGGCTTGTCTTTATGCTCCAAATAAATGGGAAGGAGTTACTTGTAATTGGGATGACATTAACAATGTTTCTTTTAAGGAAGACGATGTAGTAATCTATCACTATATGAAATTTGAAAAGCGACCCAACGTTGCTAAATTAATTCTGTCCTGCCATGAGACCCGAGTCTTCCCAATTAAAAATCAGAATGGTATGATTTATGATGATGTTCATTTTGTTTCGGAGTTTCAAAAGAAATGGCAGGCAGTTGATGGGCATGTAATACCTAACGTTGTTCAAAAATACAGGCCTAAAGATAATAAATTTAAAGTGACCACTGCCGGTGTGTTAGGTAGTATTGATTCTAATAAAAGAACACATCTATCGATACAGAGAGCACTTGAGAAAGGACATACAGATGTAAGACTCTATGGGGCGGTTACAGATGCTAGGTATTTCGTAAATAAGGTGGTGCCTCTTCTGGGGGATAAAGTTTCCTACAGAGGCGTAGCAAGCGATATGCAGACTGTTTATGACACTGTTACGGATGTTTACCATTCTCCTGAGCTTGAAACATTCAATCTTATAAAACCTGAGTGCGAATATGCTAAGGTAAACTATCATGGACATGAAGGTAACGATACTCAAGCTGAGTATTGGGATGATGATAAGGTGTATGAGGCATGGAAGAAATTACTGTAATACTCAACGGCTATAAACGTCCCGAATACCTTGAGGAGCAGGTAAAGGCTATAAGGTCTCAGACGATCGCTCCAAAAGAAATATGGCTTTGGAGGAATGACTGTGCTTGGCCTGTCGAAACGTCCGTGGATGTTGTAGTAGACTCATCCAGGAATTTTAAGTATCACGGTAGGTTCGCTCTTGGGTTATTAGCTCAAACCAAGTATGTGGCCTTCTTTGATGATGATACGATTCCAGGAGAGAACTGGTTTAAGAACTGTCTGTCCGTCATGCAAGAAAAAGGCGAGTGCATACTTGGCGGAGCGGGATGTATATTGCAGTCTCCAATGTACATTCAACATATTAGAGCAGGGTGGCCCCAACCAACTAAAGAAACAGTTGAAGTAGACTTAGTCGGTCATGCTTGGTTTATGGAGAGAAAGACTCTTAACAATCTTTGGGTTGAAGTCCCTCCAACACACGAGAATGGAGAAGACATGCAATTGTCTTTTCAAGCTAGCATTAGTAACGGTATCAAAACTTTCTGCCCTCCTCACGATCCTGAGGATCAAAGCATGTGGAGTTCACTGAAAGCGTGGGAGTATGGCAACGATTCAAAGGCTTCTTCAAACGGATCTCTTAAAGCCATACCTCAGTTCTATAAAGAAAGAGATGATATCATAAGCTATTACATGCAAAGAGATTATAAACCTGTCCTTACACGATGAAGAATTACAAAGAAGAGTTTTATAAGTTTTTGAAAATGCTCAGTGAAGGTGAGCACTTTGGATTCTCTAGATTCTCAGATGGTGAAATATTTATTCTTAAGAATGAAGAATTGATCCTGGAAGAAAATAGATTTGTTACGGGCAAAAGGTCTGGGCCTGGGAGATACACAAAGGAGGAAGAAAAGAACTATAACCCAGAACTACATGAGCATATCAGTAATCGTTTGAAAGATTGCCTGTCTGCTAATAAGAAGAATTACTTTAAAGGTCTTTCCTGCAATGAGGACACTGCAATATGCTTAGAGGATGATGTTCTGAAGTATCAAACTTCTTTTACAACGGATGACGAGCATTTAACTTTCTCTAACCTATTTATTAACGCAAATTATCCAAGATTCATAGAGGAGTGTATGCCACTTCTTCAAAAGAAAAAAATCGTATTTGTGGCTAATGAAAAGGCGGATCTAAGCAAGCTCGATCTTAACATCATAAAAGACTTTAGAATTGGCAGTAATTGCTTTGTTAACAACTACGACTTACCCTCTCAGATTAATGAGTGGATTGAAGCCAACGATGTAGAGGATGTTGTATTCTTAATATCAGCGTCCACACTTACTAACTTCATTGTAAAAGATTGTTTCTTCAAGCACCCTGAGAATACCTACATCGATATTGGAAGCTCTCTGAACCCTTGGATGGGGCTTGAGGGTTGGCAGTATAGTAGAGCATACTTACAGCACTGGGTATTGGGCCAGCATAATAAGTATGGTGTTCAGGAGGATACATGGAGTTAGTCGAGGTAACTGAAACTCATTATGAGTTTATCAGAAATTTAAGAATGCATCCTAAAAATTTAAAGTGGTTTCTCAATCAATCTGAGATCACAGCGGAGGATCAAGTAAATTATATGGAAAAACACGCTCAAGATTACAGGGTGTGTCTATTATACGGTGAGCCTGTTGGTTACGTTGGTGTTATAGAGAATGATATTAGGATCTGCACACATCCATCATTTGCTGGGAATGGCGTGGGTTATTTCATGCTGAGTGAGATTAAGAAACTATATCCTGAAGCCACTGGTAAGATACTCAAGCATAACACTGCCAGTCGAAAGCTGTTTGAGAAGTGTAAGATTCCATATGAAGTAATATGACGCATAAGAGTATAAGACACAATCCCTACAAGATTGTTCAGATGTTTGAGGAGGAGGTTGCAGAATACACAGGCGCCCCATTTGCAGTTTCTGTGGATAGTTGCACTAACGCCTTGTTTTTAGCCTGTAAGTATTACAGAGCTAAAGAGGTTACGATTCCAAAGAGAACATATCTTTCAGTGCCAATGTCCATAATGCACGCTGGCGGTGAAGTCGTATTTGAGGACAGAGATTGGAAGGGCATATACCAGTTAAAGCCGTACCCTATCTATGACTCTGCTAAGAGATTTACCTCGGATATGTATATCCCTGGCACTGTCATGTGTTTATCGTTCCACATCAAGAAACTGCTCTCTATTGGAAAGGGAGGCATGATTCTTACGGACAACTATAAGATGGTTGAATGGCTTAAGAAAGCTCGCTATGAGGGTCGTGGAGAGGTCAACTATAAGGACGACAGCATTGAAACACTTGGGTGGAACATGTATATGACCCCTCAGCAAGCCGCACATGGCCTCTCATTGATGCAAAACTACCCAGAGCATGTAGATGACCTTGCAGAAAACAATGGATACAGAGACCTTACAGAGTTCCCGGTGTTCAAAGGATGTAGAGTATTGTGATTGCTAATCCTCTAATTGGACAAGATGGCAGGTTAGGTAATCAGCTATTTCAATACGCTGCTCTAAAGGGTATTGCTCTTAAATGCGGCTACGAAGCAGTTCTTCCTGTGCTTAGTGATCAATCGTGGCATGGACAGCAGAGCCTCCTTGATAATTTTAATATAACTTCCAAACAAGAGTCTAACCTTCAACCCCCCACTCACGTATATCTTGAAAAAGATCATATGAAGTATGATGCTTCCGTCTTCTCAATACCTGATGGGACTTTTATTAAAGGTTATTTTCAAAGCACAAAGTATTGGGAAGGGTTTGAGAAAGAGATAAAGTCGGAACTTACCCCAAAGACTGAGTTTGTAAAAAAGGCTGAGAGTTATATCAATGCCCTGAGGATCGATGACAGGCCGATTGTAAGCCTTCATCTTCGTCGTGGAGACAACACTGACGGCTCTAATCCTTCCGAAGAGTTAAATAGGATGTATGATAGGGGTGGCTTTTGGCACTCATACTTTGAGAAAGCTAAAGAAAAACTAGAGAATACTAGATTTCTGGTGTTCACTGGTGGCGCTAGATTTACAGATGATAATTCTAGAGACATTCAATGGGCAAGAGAGAATTTAAAGGGTGATTTCATGTTCTCCGAGGGAGGCTTACCCATGCAGGATTTCTGTAGGATTATGGCGTGTGATCAACATGTCATAAGTCCCATATCTTCTTTTGGTTGGTGGGCTGCTTATTTAAGCGATGGGCGAGTTATCGCTCCAAAACATTATCATCCTGATATCCCCAGTTACACACACAGGGAGGGATTTTACCCTAAGGAATGGATTGTAGTATGAATTTAATTTTTGATATTGGTTTTAATTTTGGCGAGTTTACTAATGCGTGTAACCAAAAATACCCAGAATGTAAAGTTGTAGGCCTGGAAGCTAACACCCTTATAGTCGAAAAGTTTAACGTAGATAAATTTAGTAACCTTACCTTATTAAATTATATCGTAGCTGATGCAGACGGTAAAAGTGCTACATTACATGTAGACCCTAACCAATTAGGTATTAGCACTGTCTCTACAAAGTTTATTGAGGACTCCAGATTTGCAAAAGGTAGTAAGAACGTTGCTGCTGGGCAAACCAGTTGGGTCATGACACTTGATGTACCTACGATCACCTTAGACAGACTAGTAAAGCTTCACGGAGAGCCAGATGTAATCAAGATTGATGTCGAAGGCTATGAGCTAGAAGTATTGCAAGGACTTACCAAGAAGGTAGGGGACATCTGTTTCGAGTGGCATGAAGAGATGCTAGATGTAGCGATACACTGTATAGAGCATCTTAATGACTTAGGGTATACTGAATTTGGTTCCATAGGCTATTATGATAATCCTCAAGAAGTTAAGAAGTTAACATTCTCTGATCGTGGTGATCCTTATCTAGTGGAGCCTGATAGATACCTTTCTAAGGAAGATATAATTGATGAATTAACTAGGACCAGCGACGTGCTAAGAAGAATTAATTACGGGATGCTCTGGGCAAGATGAAAGTTGTGCATTTAGAGGGCGGGGAATACCCAGACTGCATAGTTAAACATCTCGGGTTCGATAAATTCTCAGAACCTAGCGATGCAGACAGTGTATTGTTCTGGGGGTGGAATTCAGCTTTTAATGAAGACCTTAAGAGAGAGTATAGAAATTACAAGAAAAAATTCTTCTTAGACACTGCCTCACCCACGGCTTTTTACTCAGGCCCTGATATAGTAGAGACCTTTAAGTATTTTGATGGGGTATACACAATCTGCCCTTACACATCTGATATCTTATCTAATAATGGAATTAAAGGGACTGCCGTATGCTTCCCCGTCCCAGAGGAATGTCTAGACGTGCAAGAAGAAAAGGTTTATGATGCCATTTACTATGGTCAGATACATAGTCCAAAGTACAGCGTTTTATTAAACGCCCTGTCCAATTTTAATTATAGGTTTTGTAGTATAGCAAATGGAGCTTTCTCAGAACTTATTACTGACTTCGGGGTGACAACCCAAGAAAAGTGGAAACTTCTGGCTAAATCAAGATGCTCAGTCGGCTTGAACTTGGTGTTCCCTAAAGCAGGCCACTTGCAACATGCAGACCAGTATAAGAAGTATGTCTCTAAAGGAGGGTCGGAAGCTTTATTCTCTAGTGAGGTGCCTCAAATGAAAACTAGAATGGTTGAGGCTGCTGCTTGTGGCACGCTAATGCTACTTTACAGGGATGGCTATAATGTTGTAGAAAATTGGTTTACTTCAGACAAGCACTTCCTTTATTTTTCTAATCAAGAGGAGCTACACGCTAGGATTCAAGATATTAGAGATAATTATGATAAGTACCTGCCTATCGTAAAGGCTGCTAAGGATCAGGTAAAGCAATACACATCAAGAAATCTATTTAATAAAATGAAGTGGGACTCTAAACATGGATGATATTTTAAAAAGTTTGCTAGACCCTATCTTAGATGAAGAGGGTAAGGTTATTGTCCCTGAGTATGCATCTAATGTTAAAATTGATGTGGGGTTATCTCACTGTGCTCCGAATGCTAGACTATGGATAGACAAACTAAAAGATAGACATGTTTTTTGTTTTGAGCCTCAAACAAATCTAGACCCTTTGAGAGGTGTCGATCCTAATAGGTATACATTGCTTAGATGTGGGTTGGATGATGCTGAAAAAGGATCTGTAAAAGACATGTATATTTGTGGCCAAGACTGTGGTAGAAGTAGTATGTATAAACCAAACACCTTTGACCCCGTACAGGTAACATCATTCATGTTCATTCCATTTGTAGAGTTTTTAAAGAGATTTCCCTGGGATAGATTTAGCTACATCGAACATTTAAAGACAGATACACAAGGTAATGATTTAAAAATATTGCAGAATGCAGGAGATTACTTAAAAAAAGTTGTATACCTAGAAGTGGAGGCCACATGTTATGAGAATGAGTATGAGTATTATCCTGAAAAGAAGGAAACTCAAGACTATTTAGAAAGTATGGGTTTCGAACTTATAGAAGAAACTAACGCTATAGATCAGACTTATGTCAATACTGCATATAAGGACATTGCTACACAGTTAGACTTTTCGAGGGTGGCATGAGAGTTCTAATCACTGGAGGCTGTGGGTTTATAGGGAGTCATCTCGCTAATGCTTTAATTAAAGATCATGAGGTAATAGTTCTTGATGATCTTTCGAGAGGCAAGATCATACCTGATGGAGCTACTTTCATTAAGTGTGATCTCATTGAGGATGACCTTGATTCTCACTTTCAAGGAGTCGATGCTGTAATCCACCTAGCCTCCAGAGTCGGTAGCATGGGTTATTATCGAGACTTTGAGTATAACGTGCTATCGGATAATACTTCAATTGATAAGAATGTTATTGAAACCTCTAGACGGAGTGGGGTTAGATACTTTATAAATGCTAGCTCTGCCCATGTGTATGGTCTTTCAAATGATGCCATCTTTGAAGATGAGGCTTGGACTAAGAGGCCACCGATTACTTATGGTACTGCCAAGCTTTTATCAGAAGAACTGGTGAGAAGTTCGGGAATGCTAAACGCTAGCTTGAGGTTCGTAGGCATTTATGGTCCTGGGCAAGACTCAGATCTTTCAAGAGGTTCCTTGATTCCTGTCCTTTGCAAGAAAGCCTTAGATCACCCTAAAACCGAGTATGGCGTTCTCACCAATGGAGAAGAATCAAGAACTTACTGCTTCATTGAAGATGCGATTGAAGCGACGTTGAAAACTTTAGATCAACTAAGATCAGCTAATAAAAGCTTGCCTCCAATGAATATAGGTTCGAGTAAGTTACACACAGTGTACGAAATTGCTTCAGAAGTTTTGAAGGCAGCAGGAAAGGATCTTAGAATACACACCACAGAAGAAATAGCTAACATAAAAACACAGTCCTGTGATTATTCATTAGCTAAAAGTATTATTAATTGGGAAGCTAAAACTGGCTTACCCGAAGGTTTGCGTAAGACCTATAATTGGTTTAGGAGTTCAATATGAAAGTTTTAGTTACTGGCGGTCATGGGTTCGTAGGAAAATCAGTCTGCGAAGAATTAAAGAAGCGTAGTGTGGAGTTCGATGCACCTACTCATAAAGAAGCAGATCTAACAGATCCTAGGGTAGTAGAGGACCTTATTAAGGGGTATGCTAAGGTCATCCACTGCGCCGGGTTGGTAGGTGGTATATTAGCTAATAAAACTAGACCCGCAGAGTTTTTCTATCAGAACGCATTGCAATGTATCAACACCTTGCACTATTCTTACAAGTCGGGGACTGTAGATAAATATGTTGGTCTCGCGGCGGGTTGCGGTTACCCAAAACATTTAGAATCCCCCTTCAATGAAGATAAGTTTTGGGACGGGTATCCTGACGAAAACTCTTACGCTTATTCTTTAGCTAAAAAGAACATAGTCGTTCAGGCAAACGCTTACAAAGAACAGTATGGATTTGATTCTACTATTCTTCTTCCTGCTAATTTATATGGACCTCATGATAACTTTGATTTGAAATCCTCTCACGTAGTTCCTGCGTTAATTAGGAAATTTGTTGAGGCAGTAGAGAGTGGGCACACTGAAGTGGTCATTTGGGGGAGTGGTAAATCCTCCAGAGAGTTTATTTATGTTGAAAATACTGCTAAAGCAATCGTTGACGCTGCCTATAATAAGGCTGGTGTTGGACCCTATAATTTAGGAACAGGCGTAGAAACTACAATTACCGAACTGGTTGACCTCTTGAAAAGATTGACAGGCTTCAAGGGTGATATAGTTTGGGACGCGTCTAAACCAGATGGCCAACCCAGAAGATACTACGACATGAGTAAATTTAAAGAAGAGTTTGGGTATACACCGGACACTTCTTTAGAGGAAGGACTGAAAAAGACAATTGAATGGTACAGGAACAATGGATAGAAAATACTTGCCCACGCTTTCGGAACTGATCGATAGACTCTCTATCTCTCAACTCAAAGAAGTTTTTATTTCTGAGCATAAAGATGAATACGCTAAAGAGATCGAAGATATTGTTCACGACATTCAACTTGAATTGAATGGTAAGGAGATAACTGGAGAAGTCATTAGAGCGATTGTTGTCTTAGCTCAAATGAATCTTCACATTTGGCATAACGAGTCGGAAGTTCGTAAGGGTAGTGGTGAGGGCAATCTTGAACTCACTCATGGCATCAATGGTATTCGGAACACAGCTAAAAACAAGATCCAAGAGATTGCTGGTGGTAGGAAGGACTATAAGATTGATTGTCTGGCTGCTGAGTTTAAGGATTGGGAGATTAGTTGGAAATGAGATTCCTTGTCCTAGGTGAAGAATGCCAGGACGTATTTCAATACGGTTCTGCCACTAGACTAGATCCTGCTGCTCCCGCGCCCATTCTAGTCCCATCTCGAAAAACTTCAAACTCTGGTATGGCTGGTAATGTTGTCACCAATCTAGAATCTCTTGGTGTCGATGTTACTTTCTTCTCACAACCTAATCCTATTACTAAAACTAGGTATGTAGATGATAAGACTAATCACCTACTAATGCGCTTAGACGTTGGGGATAAGGAGACTAAACCTTTCCCCATAGACTTTATCAAGAGCATAAGCTTTGAAGATTTTGATTGTGTTATTGTATCTGATTACTGCAAAGGCTTGCTAACTTACGAAGCCATAGCAGAGATCTGTGCTAGACATGATAACGTGTTCATAGATACTAAGAAGATCATCAACGATCATTTTAGTAAGGCCAAATTCATAAAGATAAACAGTGTAGAGTTTGAAGCCTCTAAAGAGAGCATCAACTCTCTAGAGGGTTTAATTGATAAGATAATCTACACAACTGGCAAGCAAGGCTGTACTTTTCAAGGGCAAGTCTTCCCTGTCGATGAGGTTGAGGTGAAGGACCAATCAGGAGCCGGTGACACTTTCATGGCAGCTTTAGCCTTTAAGTTTACTGAGACTAACGACATATCCAAGTCAATTGTCTACGCTAATGAGTGTGCCACAAAGGTTGTGTCAAAGAGAGGAGTGGTTTCGATATGAGTTTTGATGAGTACTACAAAAAGTATCTAACTTTTCATACAAAGCCAGCCACACGGTGGTTGCATGTTCTGGGTAATCTGGCTACAGTTTACTATATTTACCTTTGCTTCATCTACTCTCTTTGGGGTTTAGTATTGTCTCCCTTCATTATTTATTTGTTTGCATGGCCCTCCCACTTGTGGATTGAAAGGAATAAGCCTGCTGCATTCAAGAACCCAGTTATGGCAAAGATGGCAGACTGGAGAATGATGTTTGATATGTTTAGAGGTAAATTATGAGAGTTTTTGTAACAGGAGGTAGTGGGTACATTGGGTCTGTCTTAGTCCCGATGTTGCTTGAAAAGGGTATGGAGGTTACTGTTTATGATAACCTGATGTACGGCCAGTCCTCGTCGCTATTTGGTAATGTTTACAATGACAAGTTTAGGTTCATTAAAGGCGATGTTAGGGATTTCGATAAGGTTGTGGACTGTGCTAAGGATCACGATATCATCATTCCTTTGGCTTGTTTGGTAGGTGCTCCTCTTTGCGCTGAGTCTCCTAGCGATGCTTGGGCTATTAACACTGAGCACGTAATTAGACTCGCAAACTTAGGTAAGAAGATAATCATCCCAACGACAAATTCTGGCTATGGTATCGGTGGCGAAGAGATGTGTGATGAAACATCTCCTCTTCAACCTATCTCAATTTACGGGAAATCTAAGGTTGCTGCTGAAAAACACTTACTGGATAACAATGCCGGTATTTCTTTTAGACTCGCCACTGTGTTTGGGTCTAGCCCACGACAGAGACTTGATCTCTTGGTGAATGATTTTGTTGTAAGCGCGAAGAGAGATCGGAGTCTTGTCCTCTTTGAAGAACACTTCAGAAGAAACTACATTCACGTTAGAGATGTTTGCAAAGCCTTCATGTTTGCCATAGAGAACTACGATCAAATGGTCGGGCAAGCATACAATGTCGGTCTAACATCGGCTAACCTTACAAAGCGACAACTGGCTGAGAAGGTTAAAGAGCACCTTCCTCAGACTGTAATTATCTCTTCTGAGATAGGAGAGGACCCAGACAAGAGGGACTATCTTGTTTCCAATGAAAAGTTAGAGGCATTAGGCTGGAGTCCTGACTATACCATTGATGATGGCATTCGTGAAATTATCATGGCTTACGATATGATAAAGGCTTCTAAAGACCTCTACAGAAATTACTAATGATCCTCGTATGCTTTGGAACTAGACCAGAGTGGCTCAAAGTAAAGCCACTTGTTGATAAACTTGATTGCAAACTTCTATTCACAGGTCAACATCCAGACCTGTTAAAAGAAGTTAATTTCGATTACAGAATTTATCCAGAACTGAGTTCAACTTCACTCACTGGTGGTTTAAGGTTGAACTCAGTAATACAAGATTGCTTAGAGCAATTTCCATACTCCGACTCAAACCTTTTTGATTATGTATTGGTGCAGGGTGATACAGCCACAGCATTTGCATGTGCTTTAGCCTCCTTTAATCTTAATCTAAAAATTATACATTTAGAAGCTGGCCTTAGGACAAGAGATTTAAAAAATCCTTACCCTGAAGAGGGGTATAGGCAAATGATTTCTAGAATAGCAGATATTAATCTATGCCCAACAGAGCTATCTTTGAGAAATCTAGAAACTGACTATGTTGCTGGCGAGTCATATGTCGTAGGCAATACAGTTTTAGATAACTTATTAAAGTACAAGAAATCCACCGACTATGGCAATAAAGTTCTTGTAACTTTACACAGAAGGGAGAATCATCCCATAATGCGTGATTGGTTCTTAGCTTTGGACAATATTGCTAAAATTTACAAGGATGATTTAGAGTTTATTCTCCCTATCCATCCAAACCCCAGAGTGCTAGAGCACAAGCATCTTCTGGACCATGTAAACGTGGTGGACCCGTTGAGTCATGATGATTTATTAAAACTCTTAGTTGAGTGTAAATTCTGCATCACAGACAGCGGAGGTATTCAGGAGGAGGCTTCATTCTTCAATAAAAAATGTATAGTTTGTAGGAAGAATACAGAACGACAAGAAGCTATGATGTCTGGTCATGTTGTTCTATGTAAAAGTCCAGGAGATCTTTCAAGGAGTGTTCTGAACATGATAGACAACTACCAAATAGAAAGAAAGTGCCCATTTGGAGATGGGCAGGCATCAACTAAAATAAAGGAGTTATTAGATGGATCCGCGTAGAGGTATAAGATTTAATGAGTTTCAACAAGCTTGCAGGAGAACCGCAAACCCTGATCTTACTTACTCACAGGCTGCTATGAATTGGGCCTTGGGTATTGCTGGTGAAGCAGGTGAGTATTGTGAACTCATCAAGAAGAGTGAGTTCCATGGTAAGATGCTAGATAAGGATCATGCCAAGAAAGAACTAGGGGATATCCTATACTATGTTGCTATGGCAGCTACTAACTTAAGCATTGACCTAGAGTCAGTTGCTCAGGCAAATGTAGACAAGCTAACGGCGAGATACCCAGAAGGATTTAAGAGCGGAGGCGGTATCCGCCACGTAAACAACGATCACGAAGACGACGGCTGCTAAAGCCTTCACTAAACTACTCTACTTTTAAGTTTTCTGATCTCATCCTCTAGCATGCTTGAGGCATCCGCTAGTGTCCTCTCGTAAGTTTCGGTGTCCTCGTAGGAGGTGTTAGGTCTTTCATCACCTTTAATAGTGGTGATCTTATCGAGAAGCTCTCTATGGATATCGGTCATTAGCTTGCCTTAGTTATTAAAGTTGCGGCGGTGGTAATAAGAGAGAAGATCATACCCCAATAAAGCCAGCCTTGCTTCCAAGACCTTCTCTCTAGGATATCCAAGGCTTTATTCATTTTTTTGTGATCATCAACACAGTTGGAGAGCTTTTCCAAAATGTCCTCTTGTTGTTGAGAGAGCAAGATTTGAAGCTCAATAGTTTTAGCGTGAACCTCCAGTTGTTGGTTAAGGTCTGCTCTAGTCACCGTTTCGTTGGGGTTAGGATCTACAATAGCCATGGTATATAAATATTTAGTTCTGGCAGAATTGAAAATGATTGGTATAATTTAGGCCATGCAAACATTCCTTCCATATCCCGACTTTGTATCCTCTGTAAAAGCCCTTGATTACCGTCGTTTGGGTAAGCAACGTGTTGAAGCCATGCAACTGGTGAATAGCACTAATAAGCTTGCTGCCAACCCCAGTGCTAAGGTCGGTTGGGCTAATCACCCTGCTCGCACTATGTGGCGTGGCTATCTACCTGCTCTTAAGCTCTATCATAATGTCTGCATTCAAGAGTGGATTGATCGTGGCTACAACAATACCATGAAGTATTATGACCTTCCTGATGATATTCAAATGCCCGACTGGATTGGCGACGATCGAGTCCATGCTAGCCATCGTTCTAACCTTCTTCGTAAGGATCCTTCTTATTATTCTGTGCATGGCTGGACTGAACCAGATAATATCGAGTATTTTTGGCCTGTAGAGCTATAATATTGCATGACCAGCGATATCATATTGAAACTTAAAAACGCATCCATGCTCTCTGAGCAAGAGCTTACGCCAGAACTCATCTCTACCGGAGCCTACGCTTTGAATAAAGTCATCTCTGGTAAGTACAACGGTGGCATACCTATCGGTATGATCACGCAGTTTATTGGGCAGGCCTCTACCGCTAAGACTGTTTTTGGAACTCACATTCTGCGTGAGGCACAACGTAAGGGCTACCACACGGTTATTATCGACTCTGAGAATGCATACAGCCCTAAGTTCGCAGTGACGCTTGGCATTAACCCTGAGAAGCTTATCTATGCTGCGCCTCCCACTGTCGAAGAGTGTTTCGACACAATTGAGAAGATCATCAACTCGATCCGAACTGAAGACTCCGACACTCCCATTGTCGTGTTTTACGACAGTTTAGCAGTCTCTCCTTCAAAGGCTGAGATGGATGCTGAGGGTTATGAGGGTAATAACATGCAAGGTGCAACCCGTGCTAAAACAATTGGTGCTGCTCTTCGTAAGATCAATCCGGTTCTTAGACCTAAGAATGTTGCCCTGGTCTTGGTTAATCAGATTCGCACTAAAGTCGGTGTGATGTATGGAGATCCCAGGACCGCTGCTGCGGGTGGTAATGCCTTGGATTACTATCTTGGAGTAAACATGCAAACATCGAAAACTGATGTTGTAGGCGATAAGGAGAATCCCACGGGAATTCGTGGTAAGGTCGTAAACAAAAAGAATAAGCTCATCGAGCCATTTAAAGTGTGTGAGTTTGAACTTATGTTTAATAAAGGTCTGAACCCTTACTATGGACTCCTGCCACACCTAGAACGTGATGGTGTCGTGGAACGTGGTGGATCCTGGTACACTGTCAAATCGACAGGTAAGAAGTTTCAGTCTGCTCACCTCAAGGATCTAATTGAATCTAAAGATGAGGGTGTGAAACCTATCACTGATCTTCTTAACGAAGAATAATATATATATACTATAATATAGTATGATTAGTTTAGAAGACAGATTGACAGCCCTCATACAGGAGACGCTAAAGAAACAGTTATCAAGTAGTAACGATGTGAACTCTCCGTTCATAGATATTGATGACTACAAGAAAAAAACAGGAAAACGATTTAGAATGACCAAAGCTCAACGTGATTCAGGGCTAACAAGAGAGCAAGCGTTTCAAGAATTCATGGAGAAAATGGTAGAGAAAGGATGAATTATATAGTAAAGAGAATTGGATTATTGACCTATGGTCTATTATCAACACTTGAGTCTGTGGCGAATGTCGCCATTTACATCACACATACCGATTTCATTATCAAACCTGTGGATTGGGCTGTACCGTTCTACTTTTGGTATACTAATAAGTTTCTTAAGGGAAGTTATATCTCTAACCTCAAGGATCAACATGGGAAGGACATTTAGAAAAGAGAAAACGTACGGACAAAAGAAGTCTAGACTAAATAGTCATAGAGATCTACCAGACTATCAAGATGAAATGATTGATGGGGATGAGTATTTCGATGACGAAGAGGAGTTTTTATATGGCAAATTACATTCTAAAGAACAAGATGTGGTCAGATCAGAAGATGAACCGTCTGGTCAAAGAAATCAGAGATAACGCTGATTCTGATCGCCAAGCTGCACAAAAATTATTTGAAGACTGTAAAGTCGCAATGGAAGACTTGGGACAGGCCCGTGTTACCTTTGATACTAACGGGAACCCCAATGTGGATGCTTTTGCTAAGATTATATCAGCATCTACTAATGCCCTTGGTCAAATGGGTATTGCGAATGAGAAACTTTTGAAGCTAGCGCAAACTATGCAAAAATATCAGCTTAAAGAGATGGACCTGGAGGGTAAAGGTGGACCTGCTCAACAAGAGCTTAAGGGATCTATCTTTAGTAACTTAACCGCAATGCTTAACAAGGACGAAAATGCCCAGGAAGACTAACACGATAAAGGCTTTTTGTGCTGAATTAAACTCAGTGATACATGTAAGGCGATTAACCGATCGCGTGCATAAACTTATTTTTAACAAGCTTACTAAGTTTGTTAAATCAAGTAAGTCTGGAGAGTTTGATTTTGTTAGCTATGTTAAGATTATAGTTGGTAACTGTGTGACCTCCGATGAGAAGAGAGTATTCGTAGACAGGCTGGAGGAGGCGGCAAAAGTAAAGGATGCTATCCAGGATCCGATGCTTGAGTATAAACTTCTTGGGGCTTATTATTCTACAATTGTAGAGTATTACCCAGAGCTTAGAATTGAGTATATCTGCTACGAAATAAATGAATTACTGCCAGATTCAATTATTCTTGAAAACTTACTTAAAGAGTCCAAAGAAGATTTAGAGTTTAAAAAATCTCTAAAGGCAAAGACATCTAAAAGTAAAACAGTCAAAAAGAAGAAGACCAAGACTTCACTGTCTACGCTAAAAGAAATATCTGATTTAGAGACTTTCCTTTCTAAAAACATAATAGGGCAAGATCCTGCCATTGAGGCTGTATGCAACGCTATGAAACTTAAGGCTGTTGAGTTTAGCGAGCAGATGAACCTATTCTTTATCGGTAAAACAGGCAGGGGTAAAACTCAGCTTGCTAGAAAACTTGGAGAGAAGTACTCACCACACTTCTGGGTAATTAATTGTGCAGAATATACGAATGGTCATGAAGTTAGTAGACTGCTAGGCTCCCCTCCAGGTTACATCGGGCACTCAGAGAGTTCTCTTATAAAAGAGAAAGCGGATAAATCTAAGAAGTGGACTATTGTATTTGATGAAATTGAGAAAGCTCATCCAAAATTATACAACATTTTGTTGAGCCTTTTGGACACGGGCACAATTACTGACAACTCTGGAAATGAGGTAGACTTAACAGATTCTATATTTATTATGACCTCTAACTGTGGTCTTAAAGAGCTTAAGACATCTACCGTTGGGTTTAGGAGCGGTCAAAGTTCTGCCGGAGACAGGGAGCAAATAATGAAATCAATTGAAACTACTTTTTCACCTGAGTTTAGGGGAAGAGTAGATGAGTTTGTATTCTTTAACGACCTAGACACCAACGACATCAAACAAATCGCCAAGCTTTCATTGTCGAAATACCCTATCAAGGCCACTCCACAAATACTTGATTATGTTATCAAGCATGGATACTCTGAAGAATTTGGAGCTAGAGATATTCAACGGGTTGTTAAGAGATTGATAGGTCTTCCCCTTGCAGAGGAAATACTCTCTAACCGACATCCTGAGAGTGGTTCTGCAAAATATGATGCTGAAGTGGTTGATGATAAATTAGAAATTGTTAATACTATAGCTCTCTCTGCGCTATAATACTAACATGACACCCGATCAAATAGAACTTACTAGGTATCTCACTGATGTGCTTCATCAACTGAGAATTCTTGAAGGTAGAACTTCTAGGCGTAACAAAACGAAGAAGTTTAAGGCCATTGCATCCACCCTGATGATTGTTAAAAGTCGTGCAAATGCCACCTATCAGTATGTTAAGGCGGGTGGACATGCCGACTTCTCTGTGATTATACAGCAGCAAATGTATGATCCCATTATTCAGTGGTTGGAGGGCGAGATTGCGTAAGCTTGCGGAAACAGGCAAGTGTCAATCGTGTGGCGATAAAGCTTTATTATACGAATATAATAAAGCAAAAACCTGTGCATCATGTTTAAGCATGGATGCTAGGGGTAAGAAGAGAGAGTCTATTTTAAACAAAATTATAGGTAAAAAAAATGAACTACGAGGATCTAGGAAAAGGCGTTGGTAGGTTAGTTGCTGAAAAGCAGGCTGCATATGGTGACTCTTTTGGAAAGGCTCACAAAATTCTTAAAGTCTTGTTTCCTGATGGCATACAGCCAGATCAATATTTAGATGTGCTTACTATTTGTAGAGTTGTGGATAAACTTTTTAGATTGGCTACTGATCCCACTTATGGTGATGAGTCTCCCTGGAGGGACATCTGCGGCTACAGCCTTCTTAGTATGGGTAAGGATGCGCGTGAATCTTCTAGAGAAGAATCCGTCAGATTAGATGAAAATTCACAACGTCCTGTGCTATAATGTGTTGCATGGTAAAACTAACTGAACAACAATGGGCTCTTTATGAAGAGCGTTACGGTAAGCTAATGCACACCATAGCCATGAAGATCTCTGGTGATGATGCTATTGCTAGCCACGAAGACAACTACGCAGATTTGTGCATTGCGGCTCTCGAATCTATTGAAGGCTTTGAAAAGAAAACGGGAGAGAAGTTTGAGCAGGCCATCAATAATAAGCTTTTTGATCAGTATACCAAAACTGTTCTTTGGAATCGTAAAGCCAAGAAAGGCATCCCTCTCACCAAGAGAATGGCTTTTAGAAACAAACAGCATTCAATAGACAACTCATTATTTTATAATGAAAAAGAAGGAGGGAGAAGTTCTCATGACATCATAGAGGATACCCGAGCAGGCTACGCAGCCTCATCTGTAGAGCTAAAGGACTTTACTGAGTCACAGCCAGAGAATGTTAGGAAGGTCATTAACGCCATCATGAAGAACCCTACCATTCTTGCTAAAGATGGCACGATTAATCACTCTGCAATAAAAAAGCAAACTGGGTTGTCTATCCACTACACCAATAAAGCTATTGAGCAGTTGAAAAA